ACAGGTTTGCAGCAGACGCTTGGTTCCAGTGAAATGAAATAGTAGAGGCCATCATGGACCACAAAGACAAGATGCAGGCCAAGGTCAAGAAAGTCATGCGCGAATACAAGGCTGGCAAGCTGAAGTCATCCAGCGGTGACAAAGTAACGGGGCAAAAACAGGCGGTGGCTATTGCTATGTCAGAAGCTGGCATGGCAAAGAAGGGTAAGTAATGGCTACGCGCCCACTGATTGAGAGCGAAATGGAGGACGAGGAATACTCTTGTCCGTTGGCTACCCGCGACATCATAGTCAATCTCAAGAACAGGAACTGGGCGTTTGAGAATGTCGGTTACGGCCCAGCCAATCCGCTGGATGAAAAGAACAATGAGGTCTTCTGGCTACGAAAGGCGGTGATCTGGAATACGAGCGAGGCTGAAGCCAAGGGCATGCGCTGCGGTAATTGTTCTGCATTCATTGTAACCAGCCAGATGATGGATTGCATCACGCAGGGCATCGAAGCAAAGAACCCAGCAGAAGAGTCAGGCTATGACGAGGATGTCATTGAGTCTGCTGGCCTTGGCTTTTGCGAGTTGTTCCACTTCAAGTGTTCTGATACGCGCACCTGTGATGCGTGGCTTGTTGGTGGTCCGATCTCTGATGAGAAGGAAGAGGACTGATGGCAATTCTGTATGTTGAGCGCGAATCGCAGCCGCAAAAGGCTCAGTTTGTAGCGCTGACACAGAAGGACAAGGACGGCAATCAAATGATTGCTGGGTCTGACAACGGGCTGATTATGGTTGATACCAACCATCATCGCTTGCATGAAGGTAGGGCGTTCATTGCGTGGAATGTTTATCCACGATCTGCAAAGCTTGCGTCTGGATCAAGTGCTGACATTGTGATTGCTGCTGGGCCTGGGACAATTGCTCATGTCAGTATTTCTATGGAATCAAGTGGAGATTGCGATTTCTTTGTCTATGAAGGAACCAGCACCACTGGCGGCACAGCGTTTACGCCTATCCGTAGGAATAGGAACATAGCAGCGACAAGTAATGTCGCAATGGTGAATGATCCAACGGTGGTTTCAACTGGAAACCTGATCAACAGACAGTTTGTTACTGGCGGCACTGGCAAGAAAGCATCTGGTGGAACGGCAGGCAGTTTGGAGTATGTGCTTGCGCCACTTACCAATTACATGTTCAGACTGACTAATGCCGACACTTCATCGCATACAGCGTTGATTGAACTGGAGTGGTACGAGTAATGGAAAAAAAGCAGATTTGGGATAAGGATAGGCCCAAGGGTTTGGGCAAGCCAAAAGAGTTGACCCCTATGGAAAAACGCTCTGCTATGCGAAGGGCGCAAAAGGCTGGACGGCCATACCCTAACTTGATTGACAACATCATGTCGGCGCAGGGAAAGAAGTGAGCAAGTACAAAGACCCAGAGGGCGGGTTGACCGAGGCCGGAAGACGCAAGTTTGAGCGCTCTGGTGAGAGCAAGAACCTTCAGCCTGGTGTCAAGGAGTCAAGCCCGACAGGACAGAAAGCAAGGCGCAAGGGATCATTCCTGGCTAGGTTTTATACAAACCTAAGTGGACCTTTGGTAAACGACAAGGGTAAGCCAACGCGATTGGCATTGGCTGCGAATGCGTGGGGTGAGCCAGTGCCTAGAACACAAGAAGCGGCAGCAAGACTTGCTGCAAAGGGACGAAGTTTGCTACGCAAATACCAGAAAGAAAAGAGTTAATCATGGCTGAATCAGAACTGTCACCAGAAGAAGAAAAAGTTTTTTTATCTTGGATAAAAAACACTGGTTGGTACAAAGAATACACAAAAGAATTTGACGAGTCTCCAGACTTAAATACAACTGACTATAATTATCGTGCGGCATGGAAAGCTGGGCTTTATCCACAAAGAGACCCATACGATAAAAATAAATATCATTGGCCGTCATCTACCGAAAGCGGAGATATGCTCAAATCGGAAGATCATCCTACTGCATGGAAAGAACATTACATGCGTAGTACAGGAAAAAATCCAGATGCAGTTGGCATTACAAAACAAGATTTTGAAAAAATGAAAAAAAACAATCGCCTTAACAATAGGCCATTGTTAAATGACGCGGAGTCTGAATAATGGCTGAATTGAAACTATCGCCGGAAGACTTGATCAAGCGGCATGACATTGCCATGCGGAAGAAGGACGATTTCCGCGACCTCTATGATGAAGCGTATGAGTTTGCCTTGCCGCAGCGCAATCTGTATGACGGCTACTGGGAAGGCAAGGTTGGTGGCAGCAAGAAGATGGCGCGAGTGTTTGACTCGACGGCAATCAACTCTACGCAGCGCTTTGCCAACCGACTTCAATCTGGAATCTTCCCGCCGCAGCGCTCATGGTGCAGGCTGGAGCCTGGTCCTGATATTCCCAATGACCGGCGCAACGAAGCGCAAGCTGCGCTGGATGTCTACACAGACAAACTGTTCGCAACGCTGAAGCAGTCTAACTTCGACATTGCTATGGGCGAGTTCTTGCTCGACTTGGCTGTCGGAACGGCAGTGATGATTGTGCAGCCTGGTGATGATGTCAGTCCGATCAACTTTGTACCTGTGCCGCAATACCTTGTGTCTTTTGAAGAGGGCGCGAACGGTCAGGTTGACAATGTTTATCGGCGTATGCGAATCAAAGGTGAGTCAATTCAGCAGCAGTGGAAGGACGCAAAGATCGATCCTGAGTTGCAAAAGAAGATTGATGACAAGCCGACAGATGATGTTGAACTGATCGAGGCCACGGTCTTCGATTACAAGTCAGGCAAGTATGGCTACCATGTCATCCACAAAGAAAGCAAGACCGAGGTTGTTTACCGCGTGATGCCGTACAGCCCCTGGGTTGTGGCTCGCTACATGAAAGTGGCCGGTGAAATCTATGGCCGTGGACCGCTGATCACTGCGCTGCCTGATATCAAGACGCTGAACAAGACGCTGGAGTTGCTGCTCAAGAACGCCAGCCTTGCCATTGCCGGTGTCTATACCGCAGCGGATGACGGAGTGTTGAACCCAAACACGGTCAAGATCATCCCCGGTGCAATCATCCCGGTAGCTAGGAACGGTGGCCCACAGGGTGAGGCACTCAAGGCATTGCCGCGTAGTGGTGACTTCAATGTCAGCCAGATCGTGATCAACAACTTGCAGATGTCCATCAAGCGGATACTGCTGGACGAGTCTCTACCGCCGGACAACATGAGCGCCAGGTCTGCGACTGAGGTAGTCGAGCGTATGAAGGAACTGTCCCAGAATCTGGGTAGCGCCTTTGGCCGACTGATCAACGAGACAATGATCCCGCTGGTGACCAAGACGCTGGAGGTCATGGACTCTCGCGGCCTGGTTGACCTGCCGTTAAAGGTCAATGGCCTTGAAGTTCGCATCACGCCAGTGGCTCCGTTGGCTATGGCGCAGTCGATGGACGAGGTCAACAAGGTGCTGCAATTCGCGCAGATCGCCCAGGGGGCTGGACCGGAAGGCTCGATGTCTCTGAAGGTTGGCGAGATGCTCGACTACATTGGCGAAAAGCTTGGCATCCCGGCTAAACTCAGGACCAGCCCAGCAGAGAGGGCGCAGCGTATGCAAGACATGGCACAGATGGCGCAGCAGGCGGCGCAGGCTAATCCAGAGGCCGCAGCTGGCGCAATACAGCAAGCAATGGGGGCGTAATGGCTGGATGGGATGATCTGGAAGCCGCAGCACCCAAGGATGCACGGAGTGTTTCAGATGCCAGGGATGACCTGGACCGGCTGACATTCCGTGTTTTCTCAAACGAGGATGGCAAAAAGCTGACTGAATGGCTTCGTGCTGTCTACTTAGAGCAACCGGTTGCCGTGCCTGGTAGCGAACCGGCTCATGCATTCTACCGTGAAGGCCAGAACAGCGTGATACGGGACATTGAAGCGCGGATGAAGCGAGCAATTAATCAAGGGAATACTTAATGGAATCGCAAGGAACCGAGCCTAGCAACACCGAGTCTTCTGGCGGTGAAGTTGGCCTACTCGACTCAGCGAAGGTAACTGATGACAGCGAGGCCCAGCCAAACACCCAGAATGTTGTCATTGCACACAAAGCAGAGGATGCGTCTACCGATGAAGAGCCTCTCGAAAGACCAGACTTCTGGCCGGAAAACTTCTGGAAGAAAGACACCAGCGAGCCGGACCTTGAAGGCATCGCCAAAAGCTGGGGTGATCTCCGCAAGCAAATCAGCCAGGGCAAGCACAAAGCCCCAGCCGATGGAAAGTACGATACCGCCGCCTTCGGCTCGATCCCTGAAGACGATCCTCTCCGCAGTCATGTCATGGGCTGGGCGCAAAAGTACGGCCTCAGTCAAGGAGCGCTAGATGACCTTGTTGGTGAAGTGGTCAAGATGGGGGCTGGGAATGTCGAGGCCCAAGTTAAGTCTCTCCAGCAAGAAAAAGCTGCGCTTGGTCCGAATGCGGATGCGGTTGTCAAAGGGATGGTTGACTGGGCATCCGGCCTGGTCCGCAAGGGAATTTGGGGCAAAGATGACTTTGAGGAATTCAAGGTCATGGGCGGGACGGCNAACGGCATNAANGCGCTGATGAAGCTGCGGGANTCCTACGAGGGAACCCGTATCCCAACCAACTCTATGCCGCCCTCTAACGCTCCCAGCAAGGACGAGTTGTACCAGATGGTTGCCGATCCCAAGTACAAGACCGACCCGGCATTCCGTCAGAAAGTGGAGCGGATGTTCTCAGCCAGCTTCCAGTAAGCTATTTGTAAGTTTCTTCGCCGCCACCTTTCCCCCGGCCATCCACCGGGGGTTTTTTTTAAGTTAGCGCTTGCTTTCTACAACCGGGGGCGTATGATCCAGCCCAAGGCATACCGGATTTTTGGCCCTTCTTACAGCAAGCGCTGTCGCGTGGTTGGCGTAACCAACAAGCATTCGGCCCAGACTCTTGGCATACCGGCGCGAGAACCCAATCCTAAATTTTTGAATGAGGTAATACCATGAGCGTGTCTCTCTCGAACGCCTTCGTTACTCTCTTCGATGCGGAAGTCAAGCAGGCTTACCAAGGTAAGGCCATGCTGGTTCCGGCGGTTCGCCAGCGTCGAGGGGTTGAAGGCAGCACTGTGAAGTTCCCGAAAGTGGGCAAGGGCGTAGCAACGGTTCGCGTTCCGCAGACCGATGTCACCCCGCTGAATGTCGCTTTCTCCACCGTCACCTGTACCCTGGTTGATTACAACGCTGCCGAGTACTCTGACATTTTCAACCAAGCCAAAGTGAACTTTGACGAGCGCCAAGAACTGGTGCAAGTTGTTGCTTCCGCGATGGGCCGCCGTCAAGACCAGATTATTCTGGATGCGCTGACTGCTTCTAGCACCTCGCTGACCGTCAGCAATGACATTGGCGGCACGGATAGCAACCTCAATGTGGCAAAGCTGCGTGAAGCCAAGCGTTTGATGGATAAGAACAATGTGCCGCCGGAAGGCCGTCACATCATTATCCACGGCAATGGTCTTGCTTCGCTGCTGTCGGAAACCTCTGTTACCTCTAGCGACTTCAACAGCGTGAAGGCGCTGGTGCAGGGCGATATCAATTCGTTCCTGGGCTTCACCTTCCATATGCTTGGTGATCGTTCCGAGGGTGGCCTGGTTATTGATGGTTCTCTGGATCGTTCTTGCTTTGCTTTCCACCAGATGGCTGTTGGCTACGGTGAAGGCATTGGAATGCGTACCGAGATCAATTACATTGCTGAAAAAACTTCGTTCTTGGTTAACGAAGTGTTCTCGGCTGGTGCGATTGCCATCGACGATGAAGGTATCGTCAAAATCACCTGCCGCGAAACCTGAGATAAGGAGCAATAAATCATGGCTTTTTCCGCAACTGGCTTTAATGCCGTTGGTGGTCAGTCTAAGGCTGGTAATGCCCCGGCTATTTATACCTACAGCAGCACTGATGCCCAGTCGGTCATCCGCGCTTCGGGGTATTTCAATACCGTGGCTTCCATCCTCAAGGTTGGCGATCTGATTTTCTGCTACTCGGCAACGGGTGGCACTCCGGTGATGTCTACCGCCTATGTGAACTCCAACACCGGCTCGGTGGTGGACATCACTGACGGCGTGACTGTGACTGCAACGGATACGGACTAATGCAGTGGGGTGGCAGGGCCGTCCTTGTTGTCGGCTCTGCCACTTGTGTTTCAAACGATTTGTCTAAAGCTTTTGAACTTAGGCCAAGCGCTGATGTAATTGCTGTAAAGTTTTCGGTGTCAATCGTTAAAGCGAGACATGCTGTGACTCATCATCCAGAACATGCTGTCAGGATGAAAAAACTGCACCGAGAAAAGTGGGGTGATGAAGTTGTTGTTCACTCTCCATACAAGTCAAGTATCAAGCCTGATGATTTAAATTCAATAGATTGTGTCTGGCCGTGCCTTGCTGGTGTTCGTGGGACTTCTGGCTGGGGAGCGGCCCGTATCGCAAGCCTCCTTGGTTATGATGAGGTGATCCTTTGCGGATGCCCAATTGACCTGGTTCCTGATAATGAGCAGTTTTTTGATACGCAAGTTAAACATGATGCGTCAAAGGTTGGAGCATCTAATCCGCGTGGCGCTCCGTGGAAAAGCAAAACAAATCTTGATGAATGGCACTCTGCAATTCAAAAAGACATTTCTGCTGGGTTAGCTGCCAACATTCGCTCTATGAGTGGATGGACAAGACAAGTACTGGGAGCGCCAAATGGCAGCAGGTGATTCAGCCCTTTCCGTTTGTTCTGACGCGCTGATCATGCTCGGCGCAAAGCCGATCTCTTCGTTTAATGATGGGACGGACGAGGCCAATACTTGTGATCGTCTGTACGCAGACATCCGCGATCAGGCACTACTGATCTACCCGTGGTCATTCAGTTTCAAGAAAGTGGCTCTAGCGCAATTGGTGACTACACCGACCACAGAGTACAAGTACGAATACGCGCTGCCTGGTGACAAGATTGGACCGCCCAGGGCGCTGTTTACCAGTGCATCGCCTGGTGACTATCCGCGCAAGGAATACCGAATCTTTGGCGATACGGTAATGACTGACTACACGGCAGTCTGGATTGACTACCCGTATTCAGTGCCGGAATACTCGCTGCCGGTCTACTTCATCCAGCTGCTCAAGTACATGATGGCGTGGCATCTGGCAATGCCGATCACGGACCAGGGTGACAAGGCCAGCTACTGGCAAGGCGTTGCTGTTGGAGCACCATCTGACAATGGCCGCGGTGGTTATCTGCGTACCGCAATGCAGATCGATGGCGCTGGTCAGCCGAGCAACAGCATCAATGACTTTAGTCTGATTGCGGTGAGGTACTGATGACTCGCTTCGTATCGATCCAGACTAACTTTGGCAGCGGTGAACTTGACCCGTTGCTGCGGTCTAGGGTTGACCTGGCGGCTTACGCTAATGCGCTCGAGGAAGCCACCAATGTTGTCTGCCAGCCGCAGGGCGGTATTCGCCGCCGTTCTGGACTGCGATACCTGACTAGCCTGCCAAACAGCAGCACCACCTCGGCGGCTAACGGGGTGCGCCTGATCCCGTTTGAGTTTAGCACTACCGATTCTTATATGTTAGTGCTTACTCACAATCGTGCTGCTGTAATTAAAGCTGGCGTACTGATCACTAACATTAACGCTTCTGGCAATGCTTATATAGACCTCTCAGGCGTTGGCATTACCGGCGCAATGCTGAGTAGCATCTGTTGGACTCAGAGCGCTGACACGCTGATCCTGGTGCATCCTGACCTGGCTCCGGTCAAGATTGTGCGTGGCGGTACGGACGCTACCTGGACAGCCAGCACCATTACTTTTGTCAGCATCCCGCAGTATGCCTACACCCCGGCCACCACAAACCCGGCTGGGACAATCACGCCCAGCGCAGTGAGTGGCAACATTACGCTGACGGCATCCAGTTCTGTGTTTACGGCTGGTTCTGTCGGCCAGTATGTAACGGCCCAGCCACAAGGACGGGCAAGGATTGTGGCTTACACCAGCGGCACTGTTGTCAGTGCCATAGTTGAATTTCCATTTTTTAGCACAGCTTCGGTTGCCAATGGCTCTTGGGCCTACGAGTCTGGCTACGAGGCGGTCTGGTCCTCCACAAAGGGATGGCCGCGCAGCGTCACCTTCCATGAAGGGCGGCTGTACTTTGGTGGCAGCAAGTCGCGGCCGTCTACGGTCTGGGGCAGCAAGGTTGGCCTGTTCTTTGAATTCGATCCTGACGAGGGATTGGATGACGATAGCGTCGAGGC